AACACCGATGATCGTCTCTGGAAACCAGAGATGGATAAGAGTGGTAACGGTTATGCAGTTATCCGATTTCTTCCTGCTCCTGATGGAGAAGATCTACCCTGGGTTAAATTATTTTCTCATGCATTTCAAGGTCCAGGTGGCTGGTATATTGAGAACTCCTTGACTACTGTGGGAGGAAAAGATCCTGTAGGCGACCTGAATAGGGAGCTGTGGAACAGTGGTAATGAATCAGATAAGGATGTAGTACGTAAGCAAAAGCGTAAGTTATCCTTTTATGCAAACATCTATGTTGTAAAAGATCCCGCCAATCCTCAAAATGAGGGTGGAGTTTTCCTTTATAAGTTCGGTAAGAAGATCTTTGACAAGGTTATGGATGTAATGCAACCAGAATTTGAAGATGAGACACCAATCAATCCTTTTGATTTCTGGCAAGGTGCTAACTTCAAGTTGAAGTTACAGAAGAAGGATGGTTTCTGGAACTATGACAAGTCAGAGTTCGATTCACCAAGTCCTTTATTAACTGATGATGATGCGCTAGAAGCAGTGTGGAAGAAGCAGCATTCATTGACTGCCTTTATTGCTGCTGATCAATTCAAGTCTTATGATGACTTGAAGAGAAGACTAGGTTATGTTCTTGGTACTAAAGCAAAGGCTCAGGCTGCTCAAGAAACTGAGTATGATGGGTACGCTGCTCAAGAAACCAAGAAGGTTACTGAAGAAGAAGTCCTTAAAAAGTTAGAGACTTCTTATCAAGAGAGCAAGAATGTTTCTGCTCCTGTAACTGAGGACGAAGAAGATCCAATGAGCTACTTTGCAAAACTTGCAGAGAGCTGAGGGAAAATCAACTTTTAATTCCAGGAATGGAGCTTTAAAAAGGCTCCATTTTTTTTGTCTCTTATGAAAAAAGGGGGGTTGTGTAAATGCCCCTTTTTATAAATAATATTAGTTACTTTAATAATATGACTATTGATATGTTTAGTTACTTTGTGGCTATACTAGAAGGAGAGGGTTGGATAGGATTGGACTATAAAAAGAAACAGAAGGATAATCCCTGCCCCAGATTACAGATATCTATGTCTGACGAAGACGTAATACAGAATATAGCAGATTATCTAAATGTCTCTTATAGGACTTATCAACCGAAAGGTAAAGAAACCTATAAAATGATGTATATACTTAATATTAGTGGTAGAAAGGCTTTCTACGTAATGGAGAAGGTAGCACCATATCTCTCTAAAAGGAGAAAGGAGAGATTTGATGAAATTAAGGAAGGATATAAACCGAAGACAACTTACAGCACTGAGTGGTATACACCCAGACCTAAAAAACCCCTAAATCTGCCCTTTTAATTTTTTATTGATATATCCTAATGTTTTCTCCCTTAACAACACTTGGAGAAACATATTGAGTGCTCCCTTTTTCATAAGGCATAATATCTTCCATCTCTTCTATAATTAATCCTACAAAATTAGGTTTAATTGTAAAAATATTTCTTCTTTTATTTTGTATTCTCTCTTCATATTCTTGATTAGTAATAGCATCAGTAATATCTGTAGCAATTCTTTCTGTCCCTAGACCAGCATCGAAGAAGGTTATTGAAAATTCTGACGGAACTTCTAATCCTTTTGGAATAATTGTTTTCCCTGTAGTGGTTTGAATTTCTCTAGTTTCATAGTGGTGAACATTATGTATTTTTTCTTCGGATCCATATTTAGCTATGATAAAATTATGGAATGAAGTTTCTTCTAAAGGCCATTCATTTTCTAAGTTGATGATATTATTACATAACAGTACTATCCAATCTAATTTTGCATCTCCATAGAGTCTATGTGCTATATTATCTGCTCTTTCGTCGCCCACTATCTGATACTTGGTAAAGTATGAAAGATCTTGGAAGATGTTTTCATTAATCTTTGTTCTTTTAAAAAGATTTTTTACTTGGATGTAATCAGAGATGCTTTGAGCTTTGGGAAGCCTACTAACATAGTCAAAGTTTGGAAGGTGTCTGAAATAAGTTTTTGCCATGTCTTAGAATCCCATGCTTTGTTCGTTGTCTTTGTATTCATCAGCATATATTGGTTCAATTTCGCCAAATGACATAGAAATTTGATATGAAGTAAGTGAACCACCACTGTAAGTCATATAGGAACCATCAGGAACATAATTTACTGAGAAGTTTACACATGCACATGGTTTAAATTTATTCATAAAAGGATGTTGTTTATTGGTGAATAAAGATCCTTCCCCACCATATATGTATTTGATTTCAAATATTCTTGGAGTTTCTAAGAACATTCCAGTACCAGCTCTTTGAGGAGTCATGTTCCTCTTCATTGCTGTGATAATACCACGACAAGTATTTGCTTCTTCCTCATCCCTAGGAGTAAGGTTGAAATTAAAATTAAAATTTCTTAAATTAGGACCACTGAAAAGTAATTCCATATTAGGATTTATTACTGTTCCTGTAGTTCTGCCTAAGACGTTAGCACCAACTGCTTGACCAGCAAAATATGCTTTAATGAATGGAGCCATCGCAGGATCTTTGGCCATATCCTTCATTTTGTCCATACTCTGACCTGCAGTAGCACCTAATTTTGCTACATCCATATCACCAATACTTTCTATAGCACCCATAGCTGCACCTGCCATAGCTGCTTTTGCTGCATTTAGACTATCAGCTTGCCAAGATGTACTAGTGGTTTCAACAGAAGGTTGCATAGGAAGTTGAATAGTCTCATAGGAATCTTTGAACCTTCCTCCAGCACCAAATCCACCTCCTTGATTTGCGGTAAAATCTACACCTCCTGCAGTTTCTTTTCCAGATGGTACATATTCATATGCTTTAATCTGGATGTAATCATATCCAAATGATTCTAAACTTTGAGCAGGATATCTTAGTACTTTTTTACTACCCCCAGTCGTAAATGATTTTTTTTGTGCTAGTTTATTTGGAAGTGCAATATTCAGTCCTTGATTAAAATCAAATTGTAAATCCTCATTATTTTCGTCAGGGTCTGATTGGAACATAGTGTTCGCTAAAGACTTATACCCTTTTGATTGAGATATTTTATTATAAACTTCTTTGGAACCTGGTATATTTAAATTTATATCTTCTTTAGCAAAAGATAATACTGCTTGCTTTGTGGTTTTTAATGTGTTGGAAAGTTGTCTTGAGTTTTGACCAGTGAAAAATGAATCGAATGTTGCTGTGTGGGCAATTTTTTCTTGGTTAGTAGATGGATCAAGACTAAAAATTTCTGTACCTGCTCCAGTTAATGCTCCTGTAGGTGCTTGGTAGGTAGATATTTTACCTGTAATTTTATTAGCAAAGACATTTACTATTGCTTTCTCATTTACTCCTCTCTTAAATGCATTAAGACTCATTTTCGCTTGGATTTCGCCAGGTGTTTTAGGTACTCCTAGTGAGTCTTGTTCTGTCTCAGTTAATTCTTTCCAGCCTGGAATAGCCATTTACACAATAACTTTTATATATTTATCTTGAAATTTTGATATGGAAATGAACGTAGGTCTGGCATCTCTAATGGATAAGCAACATGTAACTGTCCTACCACCTCTTCCCAAGTGTAATTTCTAAATTTTCCACCCCAATGATAGTTCATTCCTCTGAATCCCCATCTGAATAAACCAACACAAGCTATCAAAGGGAACTGATCATATCTAATACGAGGTGTTTTAGGCGCGTATATAAAGGTATAGTATTTCCCTACATCTGGTGTCAATTCAATATCATCTAGAATTTCTGTGATAGCCAGCATCATATCATCAGGTTCTAACATTTCATTAATTTTACTCGCTACATGTTCTAGTCTATTTGTTTGATCTTCGTGATACCTTTCCAGTTCCTCTTCCATAAAGTTGTTCTTCTGTGATGATTTTAAATTCTAAACTATTATCTTTGCAGAATTCACGAGCATACATCCATTTGGCTTGATTTATTGCATAGGATTTCATCTCATAGATATATGATTTAGTTACCCTAGATTTTTTCTTGGGCTCAAGAGTTTGTTTTTTAGGTTTGATTTCAATTACGTATTTTTTAAGTTTTCCATTTGCCTCCTTAACTTGAATTAAGAAGTCTGGATAATACCTATGCTTTTTATTATCAATAGGTGAGATGTATGGAATAGAAAATTCTTCAGATGCCCAAGTGATTATATTTTTATTAGAATCACAGTAGTTACAGAACTCTCTTTCCCAATTACTTCTACAAATGATATTAGAGGCATCCCCAATATATTTTTTGGGGTTTCTGGGTTTAAAAATACTTTTATAAGTACCAGCCATCAGCCATTTCTCACATACATAGTAATGGTAATTAAAATTATTTATAGATGGCGAACATAGTTCCCAGGCCGTATAGAACTTCAGACTTAAAGAGTAGAATATTAAATTTATCTCAGAGTTCTGTCTATCAGGTTAAACTTCAACCACCTTCTAATGTAAATTCTTTTTTGAAGGCAAGAGGTTTCTTCTATGAACAAGAGGGAGAAAATTTTGAATTGTTGTGCGAGTCAGCAGTTCTTCCTGGTTCTGCATTTGCAACTCATGACGTAACTAATGATTATGCTGGTGTCACTGAGAAGATGGCTTATAGGAGAATGTATGATGGGAATATAGAATTAAGTTTTTTAGTAGATCATGATTATAATGTAATTGAATTTTTTGAGGGATGGGTAGATTATATAAGTGGCGTTGGTATAACAGCTAGTAGGGATTTGTATAAGTATAGAAGTGCTAATTATAGGATGCAATATCCTAGAAATTATAGAACAGAAATCTTTCTAACTAAATTTGAAAAAGATGTTGGAAATAATAAAACAAGTTTTAGAGATCCAAGACCTCTTCAGTTGGATTATACTTTTGTAGGAGCCTTTCCTGAGAGTATAACATCGATGCCAGTATCTTATGGTGCTAGTGATGCTTTAAGATGTACTGTTTCTTTCTCCTATATGCGTTATGTGAGGGAGAGAAATACTGTTAGGGGAGGTACTAGATTCTTTTAAAAGTCCCCTATATATAATATACTGAATTGTAACCGCATATTATGCCTTTACCCACCATTGCTACTCCAGCTTATGAATTGGAGTTACCTTCTACCAAAAAGAAGATTAGTTATAGACCATTTTTAGTTAAAGAAGAAAAACTTTTAGTTCTTGCATTGGAGAGTGAGGATACCAAACAAATTACTACTGCTATTAAGACAGTAATAAAGAATTGTGTTTTAACTAAAGGAATTAAAGTAGAGAAACTTCCTACTTTTGATATTGAATATTTGTTCCTTAACATCAGGGGTAAGTCTGTTGGGGAAGAAGTTGAACTTAGTGTTATTGCTCCTGATGATGGAGTTACTCCTATTCCTGTAACTATCGCTATTGATGAGATTAACATCAAAGAGAATGAGGACCACACTACAAAGATTAGAATAGATGATAACTTAATGATGGAAATGAAGTATCCTTCTTTGGATGAATTCATTAAAAGTAATTTTGATTTTAATGATGAGAGTAGTATGGATCAATCGTTTGATCTTATTGCTGGATGTATAGATAAAATCTATAATGAAGAAGAAGTATGGTCCGCATCTGATTGTACAAAGAAAGAAATAAAGGATTTTCTAGAGCAAATGAACTCAGCTCAATTTAAAGAGATTGAAAAGTTTTTTGATACTATGCCCAAGTTGTCACATGAGATTAAAGTGACTAATCCTAAGACTAAAGAGAAGAGTACTGTAGTATTGGAGGGACTGTCGTCTTTTTTCGCGTAGGGATGGTCCATATGGACCTGGAGAATTATTATAAGTTAAATTTTGCTTTGATGCAGTACCATAAATACTCATTAACTGAGATCGAAAATCTAATACCTTGGGAGCGTGATGTTTATGTTTCTCTTCTAAAGGCACATTTAGAGGAAGAAGAGCTCAAACAAAAACAAAGACAGAATGCCTAGTCACTATAACCCGGACGAAGTTTCGAAAATACATAAGACATTAAGTAAATCCTTTGCGATGCAGAGGAAAACTTTAACGCGGGTTTTAGGTCTTGAAAAGAAAGTTGCTACATTAGAAAACCAAGGAGGAACAGGGGATACTAGTACTCAGAGTGCCGTAGGATCTTCAGTTGCAGAGCAGGAGCAAGAATCAAAAATAGGTAATGGAATTAATGGTAAGAGTCTTCTAGGGGCAGATGATTATGAAAAGTACGTTGATGAACTTCAACAAGAAGGTACTATTGGGGGTTCAGTTGTAACTGGAGCAGAAAGAAAAGAAGGTTTTAAAAAGAGAGGAGATAAGATAAATTTTGAGAAGTTTGTTAATAAAGTTCTTGCTAAGAAAGGAGGTGGTAGCGAAGGGGAAAAACCATCAGCAGCTGTACCAGGACAGAAGTTGCTTACAGGTACTGCGGAGGATATAAGTAAGAAAGTTGAAGATGATGATATGGATAAAGATGGGGATAAAGATGGAGATAAGGATAAATTAGAGGAAGATGGGAATAAGGATAAATTAGGAGAAGTATTAGATTTTATTCGAAATTTTT